CCTCCATGGCTCAGCAGATGATTCCCGATCTGGCATCGTACTTCGGTCCGTTCGCCATGTCCGAGTGGTACAAGCAAGACGAGGGGACGACGTTCGGAATCGACTTCGGAAATATTTTCAAAGGGATTTTCGGTGGAGGTGGTGGAGGAGCCGCTGGAGCCGCTGGAACAACTGCCGGTACCGAGATGGTTGCCGGCCTCAATGCGGGTACTATGAGTGTAGAAGAGGCCCTTGCAATGATTGCGTCGGGGGCTGCATGATGATTGGTATATCCTCTGACATCCGGATGAAGACGAACTTCAGGAACATTGATCCTGATGAGATCCTCGAAAAGCTGGAGAGGCTTCCTGTCAGCAAGTGGAAGTACATCGGAGACAGAAAGGGACCGGATCACATTGGTCCGATGGCCCAGGACTTCCGGAGTATCTTCGAGGTTGGGGAGAGTAATACGGTGATCCACCCGGTGGATGCCTGGGGTGTGGCACTGGCTGCCATCCAGGCACTCTCCGCGAAGGTAAAGAGACTAGAGGAGATGGCCCATGCCTATGCAGAGTGACATTGATTTCATCCGGGAACTCTTTGGAGAGGATCAGAATCCCCTCCAGAGGCTTCTCGGCGGGATGCGAATGACAATCGCCGGACCGCGGTACAGGATCGGAATCGGAGATCCGAACGCCAGGATGAAGAGGCTTCTCCTGGAAAAGATTCTCGGAATGTCAGAGAGAGGGAATACGGAGTCCCCCATCGTCAAGAAGCCCCTTGTCCTTTCCCGGACTGCGAGGAACCCGTTTGCCAACCTGGCGACTGGACGTGGAATGATGCCGGTGAGGACTGCGAGGGACCCGTTTGACGACCTGGTGATGGGACGTGGAATGATGCCGATGAGGTAGGAGCTTGACCATGCCCCAGATAATGAGATTCCAACCACCTCCGGTGGTGATGCAGCAACCCCGGCAGGGGGGCTACGTCGGCATGGACCTCGGTGGAGGAGGAGACCAGGACATGGCACTCATGCTGGCCATCCTCCAGCTCATGCAGTCTGAAAGGGAGTCCGCCCTCCGGTACGGTCTGGACAAGCGTCTCGTTGACATTCAGGAGAAGCAGGCGGATCTTGCACACAAGGAACTCCTCCGTGGACGTCTTCACGAGGAGCTTAACAGGCCCTTCATGGACAGGGTGGACAAGCAGATTGTCAGGGATCTGGATCGGATTGAGCAGGGAAACCAATCCCGGACGTTGCAGGGGGAGGCATCCTTGAAGCCGAACCTCAAGGTTCTACGGGACTCCATTGCCCGCTGGCGTCAAGATTCCCGGCAGGCGGGCGTCGTTGCGGATCGACTGAACAAGGCCCTTGCAAAGGTGAGACAAGAGGCTGAGAAGGAGGGAGCCTGTCCCTTCCGTTTGTTTGGAGTCGCCAACTCGTTCCAGAGGATGCTGGTTGAGGCCGATGCGGCAGCGGTGGAGATGGGAGATCAGGGAATTGCGGATCTTGTGAAGACTGTCGGTCGGAATGCCCGTGACTTCCTTGAGAAGTATGGTGGAGAGGGACGCCTGCGGTTTGAATCCGATTACCAGAGAAGATTGGTCCGACGTGCTGATGCATTCCGTTCCGAGGTTCTCGGCACGGCCCAGGATGTTCTATCCGGGATTGACGTTGGAAAGGGATCCCTTCCGATCCTCCTGTCGGAAGGCAGGAAGAAAGTTTACGGAAAGCTCCGTGGGACCAAGACCGGCCTCGAAGACGTTGAGCTTCCTCCAATGGAATCCGTGCTGTTTGGGGTGGAGAGGGGAGCCGGTGGAGTTCCGCCTCTCCACAAAAGAGCGGCTGGGGCTGCCGGAGAGAGATGGGAGAGGATTAAGGAGACTTTCATTGGGAAGCCGGATTATCCTGCCAGTGGAATGTCTTTCGAGGAGCAGTACCTTGGGGAGGAGTCTCCCGTGTGGACGGAGCCTCCCGAGTGGATGATGCCCCCATTGACAATGGAACGTTCCCCGGTGCCGGCTATGGTGTTCTCTCCTGGTGTGGTGGAGGTTCCTCCCCTTCCGGCCAGGCCGACGATGATGGATGAACTTCCATTGCTTTCTCCGTTCATGCAGGAGGTTGAGGGACCTCCCCTCGACCTGATGGGTCCTCTGGCTCCCAATGAGACGATCGAGATTATGAACATGCTGATGAGAGGAAAGAGACCTTAAGGATGCCTGCTGCACTCCTCCATCTTCTTCTCCCCATGATCATCGGGATGGCTGGGAGTCATTACGGTCCGAAGATCCTCGGATCCCAGGCGGAGAGAATGACGAAGGCCGGCAGGCCCGGCCTCGGTGGCGTTCTCGGGAAGCTGGCCGGCAAGCCGGGGGGATTCTCTCCCGTCGGCATGGCTGCCTGGCTCCTTCCGATGCTTCCGATGATGCTCATGCAGCACGGGGAGGCCAACGAGGGGGAGTCCGTGGCAATGTCCGAGGACAATGCCCAGTTCTCGGAGATGCTTCGGATGATGAGCCGGCCGAGACCGGCACCGGAGAATGATGTAAACTTTCTGAGGCTGCTCCAGCAGCAGGAGCTCCAGGGAAACCTGGCTCCGGCTCTCCAGCAGCTCGGGATTAACGTCGAGGAGTTGATCTAAAGATGCCCGCTGCATTCGATCTACAGCAAGCCCTCCGGGATGCCGCCCGAGTCATCGGCGGCGTTGAGCTCGGTGAGATCCCGAAGGACAGGCGGACCGTCGTCAACTTTCTCCTGAAGATCGTCGATCCCGACCGGAAGGCGACGATCAAGCGTCTCATCTCCGAGGGGAAGACGGATGATGCCGTCCGGCTTCTCCGAACCCAGCTCGGTGGTAGAGAGAGGATGAAGCGTCTTGAGATCGCCGGTGGGCTTCGGAAGCTCCGTGAGACGGAGAGGCAGAAGAGGAAGACCCTCCAGCTCAAGCCGGCACTTGCTGCCCGGGCTTACACTTCTAAGGAGCTCGCCAGGGCTGGTGTTGAGGAGAGGCTCCGGACAAAGAGGCTCCGTCTCATCGGGGGTGAAGAGGAAGCCATGCGGAAGGTTCTCAAGGACAGGGGTCCTTCCGATACCGTGAGTGCCAGGATCAAGGCAATGGAGGAGGGAACACCCGAGCAGAAAGCTGCAAAGGGGAGACTCGAAGCGGAGTTCCTGGAAGAGAGAACGAGGCTTGACAGCCGGGTCCGGGGCTACATTCGGAAGGCCGGCCTCGGCGAGATGGCACCGGAGCAGGCCCCGGCGATCTACGATGAAGCTCATCGGACGGGCCGGGCGACGAAACATACTTCCGTTGCCGGACGGGAGCTGTACCAACCCCTTCGTCTCCGGAAGGCCGTTGAGAGAATCCAGACTCGGGAGCTGATGGGAGCAGGACTCACCGCTGGGGCGAGGGAGTTTCCCGCGAAGTCTCCCCTTCGCCTTCCCGTTCCCGTTCCATCCCCCGAGGACCTTGTCAAGATGGCGGAGACGCAGGGAGCCATGTCCACGCGGGGACTTCTCCGCGGGCAGGCCGCCGCGAAGGGGCCTCTGCATGGTTGGGCGAAGTTGGGTGCGGGAGGTCTGGGTGCCGTTGCTCTTCTCACTCTGATCAGTGCCCTGAGAGGAAAGAAGGAACCTCAGATGAACCCGATGCTCCAGCTTCAGCTCTTGCAGCAGATACAGCAGATGCAGCAGGAGGGAATGCTTACTGAGAGCCTCGTCGGCTCCCGTGCGGCATCGGCGGAGCAGGCCGCGGCCAGGGCGGCGTTGCTCCGGCTTCAGGCGGCCCAGCTCGGCGGAGTCGGGTCGAACGTCCTGGTGTAGGAGAAACAGATGAGTGATTACGACAAGGAGTTTACACTGGAGATGGCGACGAAGGAGGAGCTGTGGAAGGAGCTCTCCTCCCGGTTCCATAGCTGCGTTCTCCTCTGTGAGGGAACAGGTGATGAGATTGGTGCAACCGGAGTTCAGCTCTCCGGCACGGCTCCCTCGATTACGGGCCTCCTCCAATTTGCAGCAAGCCTCGCCGTTCCATTTACCCATCAGCACGCGGCCCGGTTGTTCCAGATGTTTTGCAATCCTGAAGGAGATTTACCGAATGGCCAGGAAGACTAGCAAGAAGCCGGAGGTTCGCCGAGGCGGAAGAGCGGAGAACGGCTTCTCCCTCGTGGAGGAACCGGAGAGGCTCCGGGCAAAGCCGGAGGAGCCGGCGTCTCCCGCTCCGGCGGAAGCCGTCGAGGAAGTTGAGAAGGTGGTTGAGGGTGATCAGGGCTTTCCCTGGGAAGCTCCCCGGTATGACATTGCCAACCCGGTTGACCTGTTCAACTGCTGGCTCCACTTCCGGAACCGGATCAAGCAGCCGGCCCATACTCTCCAGAGGCCGTGGGGAATGCTTCCAAAGAAGGTCCGAGATCACCTGTTCGATGTCATTCGGAAGACGTTCCACTGGCTTGACAATTTCGAAGAGTGATGCGTGGTAGATGCCCCAGTCTCTTTCCGAACAGCTCGAAACGGCGATCTCCGGGTGGACATCGGGTGACTTTGACCTTTGGGCGAAGGTCCTTGTCTCTCCGGACAGCGTGACGTACGCCGAGCAGCGGACCATCGCGGAGAAGCTGGGCATCAAGGGGGACTGGCTCGAAGCCATCACGAACTTCGCCCTCGATCCCACCGTCTGGATTGCCGGCTTCCTTGCAAGAAGGTTTCCCACGTCCCAGTATATCAAAGGAGCCATTCCCGAGAGGTTGATCGGAACGGAGGCCCAGTTCAGCGGCCTGTCCACGATCGGCAGGCACGTTGAGGGATTCTTCCGGGGGACGAACATTCCGAAGCTCCTCGCCCTGAAGATGAGGCGGGAAGCCGAGGTCATCCAGGTCGGAAACAAGGTGTTTGACAGGCTGATCACCCGGCCGAACTGGAAGGAGGAGATGCCCCTCGTCTCGATGATCCTGGAGGGGCAGAAGCCTGCCGGGGCGGCTCCGGAGCTGTACAAGCTGGCCGGCATGATCCGCGGCCACATGGATGAGCTCTGGGGGTTCCTTTCAAAAACCCAGAAGGTGGCCGGCGGCTTCGACTCCATAGAGGGATTGACCCGTGCCACGTCCAGGCCGTTCACAGCGGGAGAAGCCCCTCGCTATTTGCGGGACTACCTTCCCCACATTCCCCTGTTCGGGGAGACCTCCGTCATCGAGATTTCCGGCAGGGAGGCAATCAAGCGGATGGGTGGAGGGAGGGTGGCCCAGGCCCTCCAGGCCATCGGGGAAAATCCCTTCGAGACGTGGGTTCCGACGACGACGGACCGCCTTTCAAGCAACTACCAGCGGTGGCAGACGTTTATGAACCGGGTGGGCACCCAGGTTTACAATCCCCGTTTGTTCCAGCGGAAGCGGTTTGGCATCAAGCTCCAGTCCGTCGAGGGGGAGGGTCTCTTCGTTACCGATCTGAACCAGATCCTCCAGCGGTACATCCACGGAGTGGCTCGGACCTACGCCTTGAACTCTCCCGTAACGGATGCCGAACGTGCCATCCTTCGGACATTCGTTACCCGTCCAAGTGGAAGAGTGGATGCCATTATTCCCTCAAACGAGCCGGTCATCGTCCAGATCATCAACGAGGGGCTCCGCGTGGCCGGCCTGGACAGGGCTCCCCTGATCCGCCGGACGATCGCCGGAACGAGAGGGCCGATCACCATCGAGCTGATCGACAAACGTGCCCTGAACCATCCAACTCTCGGGGCTCTCAGCACCCTGGTCCGGGAGGTAAAGGGCCAGGCCGACGAGTCGGAGATTCTGTTTGGTACGCTGTTCAGTGCTGCCCGGTGGAAGATGGTCAGAGCATTGTCACCGAAGATCGGTAAGAGGCAGGAGGATGCCATTGAGTCCGCCCTGTCCGCCGTTCAGCGGGACGCCAGGGGACAGGATACATCCCGCCGGATAGCCTCGTTCTTCTATGCAACGACCCTCGGTTTGAATACATCCTCGGCGATCAAGAACCTGTTCCAGCCATTCCTGACGACGATGCCCTCGATCGGAATCGGACCGACCCTGGCCGGCTACAAGGTTCTCCGGCAGAGACTTCCCGGTTATGCCCAGGCCTTCGGCCGGCACCAGCGTCTTCTGAAGGCCAACCGGGAGCTGAACGTCCTCCAGAGGATGAACCTGGCCCAGGAGAGGGCGTTCCACGAGGCTTTTCCCGAGCTGTCCGCAGCCGGCATCCGGGCCGATCCCCGTGCCTTCGAGATGTCCCAGGCCGAGGCCGTCGAGGGGACGATCCGCGGAAGTGTACCCTTCGATACAAGGGAGGCCTTCTACAAGTTTCTTCTCCAGCCGTTTACCCAGACGGAATTGGCCAACCAGGTCGTGACGTTCTACGGCGGGAAGGAAGCCGTGAAGCAGATGATGAGGCGTGGCCTGATGGACGTGCCAGTCACTCCGACCGGAGCTCTTGTAACGGGCTCCCAGCTTGAGGACTACCTGAACATCGAGGCGGCGTCCTTCGTCAATGCAACGCAGTTCCGTCCCGGTCCCGGATCGAGGACGGTTCTTCAGACGTTGATTCCGGCACCGTTCAGGATGTTTACCTCCTTCTTCACCCGGCTGGCCAACCACTTTGCCGAGTCCACCGTCCGTGGTGCCATGTCAGCGGCACAGATGAGGGAGGCTGGGATGCTGGCGAGGCTGACGGGAGGAAGGAATCTCGGGACTCTTGCCCGGACGTACCTGATCGGCAAGGCCGCAGTCTCCGGTCTGCGGGAGACGATCGGCGTGGACATGGCGGATGCAATGGGAATCACGGGTCCCTTCACCGGGATCGTGGAGTCCGGCAGGCTTTTCTCTCCCCTGACATTCTCTCCCCTGCCCTCCGTCGCCCTCGGGGTGGCCTCGTTCGCCTCGACGAGGAACCTCCGGGACCTGAATCCGTTGACGGTGCCCGGCTACGGGGACGTTCCAATTCCCAAGGCCGTTGTCCCCGGTGGCATCCTGATGAGCCGGATTGCCAAGGTCTTCAGGGCCTACCGTCCCGATGCGGGAGGTTTCGTCGATGACGACGAGAGGCTCATGTACCAGGGAGACGCCTGGGATGCCCTCGTAAAGCTCCTCGGAATCCCCCTGGAGAAGGACAGGCGTCTCCGGGAGGCGATGGACCGGATGCAGGCCAACCGCTTCCGGGTCCGGAAGTTCCGGAGGCGGTACGCCGTGGCGGCCCGGAACTTCGACCTGGACGAGATGGCCAAGCTGGAGAGGGCCTACACGGAGGAATTTCCCGACACGGGGCCTCTGGGAATCACTCATCAGGACTTGCGTCGGTACAACGAACAGAGTAGAATTACCACTGTACAGAGGATGCTAAGCTCAATGGGAAAACGGTTCCGATACCTGGAGGAGGACATCTACGAGCACGACCCGGAGCTGGTCGCAGGGGGAGGTCTTCTGCCGTGAAGCAACAGGAGTTGACGTTCCGGCCTGATGACACGATCTACATTCGGACTCCCCTCGGGCTGATCACGATGAGGCGGATCAAGGGAAAGGGAGAGAAGCACGCCTGGCGGCGGGTCGAGTTCACGCTTCCAGAGTTCTGCTTCGCCTTCCTCGGGGAAAAGGAGGGCCTCAAGGAGAACTTCGACCTGGTGGAGATGGAGAACGGAAGAGTCGTTCCCAAGTTCAAGATTGCCCAGCCGGTGACGAATGCCGAGGGAGAGATGATCGGACTCGTCGAACCCCGGTCGATTCGGATCCCGGATCGAGAGGAGGAAACCTCCAATGTCGGCGGATAATCCCGTAACCCAGTGGCAGACGGTAAGGGTCGTCACTGCCAACGATGCGCTCATCACGGAGTTCGTTCCGGCTGATCTGACCGCGGCTCGGAGAGCCAATCAGATGATCGGTGTCAAGCCGTTCTATTCCATCCTCCTGCGGGGTTTCGGCCAGGATGCAAACAACGAGGCAGCCGCCCTGCGAATCTCTGGATGGATGGACCCGGACAAGCCCAACGGCTCCGGCCCCGGACAAGTTCTCTGGTCCGGGGATCCGGCCCTCGGCAACTTCAGCTCGGGTTTTACGGGACCCCCAATCACGGGTCCGGCATGGCCTTCCGGGACGTACTTCGAGGTGGATCTCTGGAATCCTGATGGAGGCACGAGTCAAATCGCTCCTTTCTCGCTCGACGGAACGGATAAGCAATCCTGTGTGTTTCTTCCGACCCTCGGCTACTCGCATCTTCTCTTCGAGGTGACGCTGACCTCGATGCTGACGTTCGGGTTGATCTGGCGGGGGATCTCGACCCACTGGGACGTTATGCACACCGTGGCGAGGGGTTCCTAGTCGATCAGGACGAATTGCGTATCTTCGTCCGGTCTCATCCGGCGGACTTCGTCATCCTCTCATCCTTCCGAAGTCCTCCAGCGTCATCCCGACGCCGGCCAGGATCTTCAGCAGCGTCGTGAGCTGGATGTCCTTCTTTCCGAGCTCGATCTTCTGGTAGTTCGAATCGTCCATGCCCGCCCTCTTCGCCATCTCGGCGAGGGTCCACTTCTTCCTCATCCGGATCTTCCGGAGACGTCTTCCGATCTCGATGGGGGCCGGCTTTGTCGTCATGTTACCCTCACTTTCTTCTTCCCTTCCTTATGGCGGCAGGCTGGGTTCGAACCAGCTTTGAGCGTTGCCTGATGCCAGGAACACCAGATGCCTGTGGGCCGATCCCAAGCGACCACGCCCGTCCTCGGCTATGGGGGAACTGTACTCCATGGGAACTACTCAGCATCCGGGGGTTGCTCATCCTCATTATGTTTAGCGTTTCCCACACGCATGCTGCCGCCATCATCATGCCACCCTCATTTTCCATTTCTTCATCCACTGAGATACGTCTCTCAGGCTGTCCGGGTCGGAACCGGAAGGCAGTTGGACGACGTGGATCGGTCCGTGGTAGAAATCAGCCAGCTTGTTTGCCGCCGTCATGGCTGCCTCATGGGCGTCTCCATCCAGCATGAACGTCACGGAGGTCGGCTTGATCCTCTTGACAATCGTCTTCGTCTGTTCCCCCCCCAGGCTCTTCCCCAGAATGGCCAGGCGGTTGTCCCCCCACACGGCATCAAGGATTCCCTCACACAGGACGAGCTCGTGGACGGGAAGCCTGATTCGGTGAAGTCCCCAGAGAAGCTCCGACTTCCTGTACCGCGTGCAGTTCACCGGAGGGCACATATAGGGGGAGATCATGTTCGACCGGATGATCGACCTTCCGATGTAGTAGCAGGGAATGTCCTCCCCGAGCTGGTACAGGGGGAAATAGACCCGGAGGGGTTCCGGTCCCTGGTGGGGACGCAGGTCAAGGATCCTCCGGGTCGGGATCTTCCGTATTCTCGACAGGTACCTCCACTGGGGAGACCGTCTCCCCGCCTGAACGTAGTGACGGAGAAAGTCTCCATCCACCGAGGAGGTGAAGAACTGGCGTTCGACTTCTCTCGTCATCGCCTCCGTCATCTTTCCTCCGGTAAGGGAGCCGCCCAGCCCGCACTTGTGGCAGTGCCACACCTGTCTGGCGTAGTGGACCTCCAGCCGCTTGTCCTTTCTGCACAAGGGACACCGGTAGTAGCCGGAGGTTCCATCCCCCTTCCGGGCCTGGGGTCCCGCCCGGACGGCGTTGCGGATCAGGCTGGTGATGGAAGACTTCATGTTCGGACCAGCCTTTGGAGATGCCTCTCTACGAACTGTGTAAGGATGTGCGGAGTGTACTCCCTGACTCGTTTCTCGATTCCCTCTAGCAGGGGTTTCTTGAACGTTTCCTGTGTCAGGATGGCGCCAACTTCCTTCTCTACCCAGTTTATCAAGGCTTGCTCCGCCGCCCTGTTCAGAACGGAGGGATTCTTTCCCCCGTATGGTCCGGGTTGATCCTCTAGCATCGGTTTCAGGACGGCTTCGACAATTTGTCTGCGTTCCTCCGGGGTGAACAGCTCCGCCAGGGTCTTCGCCATCGCGGCGGCTCTGACCGCCTTCTCGTCAATCCTTTCCGTAGTCATTTCGTTTCTCCCTTTCTTGTCCTACTACAGTTGGAGAGCCAGGTGGTGGAAGTCATTGCACCCTCTTCAGTTCGCATTCAGCCATTGCTACCACTCCTGGTCAAACAAGCAGCAGGCCCAGTTTACCCTCACCCGGACGTCCACGAACCGGGGGCCGTGCCGGTTCTTTGCCACTCGAAGGGTTGCCAGGGTGTGTCCTTCGTCATCCATCCGCCTCTCCTCCTCGTCCTGGTTGATCGAGATCACCTGGTCCGCCAGCATCATCTTTCTCAGAGAGGCCTCGACGTCCTCGACGTGAAGTCGCCCCCTGTCGTAAGCGGAACGGTTGACCTGGGAGGCCGTCCACAAGGGGATCCTCCTCTCCAGGGCGATCCTCTTCATTGAGCCGTAGATGTTTCCGAGGTCCTGGTACTCCACTCCCTCCCCTCTTCCGGAGGGTGGCATGAGGTAGTCACCGTAGTCCACCAGGATGACCTCGGCATTGCCTGCTACCTGGCCGGCCAGCTCGTCGGCGGAGATGCTCCGGGGAGGATGTTCCCAGACGTGGATGGCGGCCCCCTTCCGGTGGAGCTTTCTTGAAACCTCCGTCCACTTCTTCTTCGACGGATTCTCCATCTCGGTCAGGCAGGACCGGACCTTCCTGTCGATCTCGTACCGGGGAACTTCCAGTGTTGCATAGTCCACACGCCTCCCCATTTTCAGAGCTGCACAGGCGACGGAAACGAGGAAGGAGGTCTTGCCCCCCGAGGTCGGGGCCAATACGACGGCAAGGTCTCCCCCAGCTATGCCTCCCTTGAGACACTCATCCAGGTTCGGAATTCCCGTGGGGACAAGATTCCTCCTTCCGGGGAGGGGCGTATGGACGGTCAGGATGTCGGGGGCCTCGGCGGTCCTACCGGGCATTGTTCTCCGGCTCTCATCCATGATGTCGTAGGCCTTCGAGATGTTTCCCCTCTCTGCCTGGATCCAGGCTCTTGAGGAAGCGTCCCGGAAAGCCCGGTTCTGGGCGAACAGGAGGACCTGGTCTCTATCGAACTCGGCGTCTCCGCTGAGGGAGCCGTTGAGCTTGACGTCGTGCCGCCGGCAGAGCTGCCTGAACTGGGCCTTCGTCAGGCATCTCTTCGTCTTCCTGTATCGTTTCAGGATCTCCTCTGCCACCGGCTCCAGCCCCGGATCGAAGAAATCGGGGCGGAGGAGGGATGCGACCTCCTCGATGAAGGCCTTCCTCGTCAGCTTCAGGAGCATCTCCTGCTGGTAGGACTCGTCAAACTCCAACTCTCATTTCCTCCAGGACTTTCCTCGGATCTCCAATTTGCTCCTTCCAGGTCATCTCGAATCCTGCGGCGTGCTTGTGACCTCCGCCTCCGTACTTCTTCGCCAGATCGGAGACGTCGATTCCTCCTTCAAGGGAGCGGAGCGACACCTCGATGTTCCTGTCCCTCGGAATCAGGCAAGCTCCGAAGGTTCCAGCCGGCGAAAGGATCAGTTCTTCACCTGTCTGCTTGCAAAGTCTGTGCCCGATCTCAGAGACAAGATCCTTCTGAGTCATCCACGTTGCGAGTCCGACAAGTCCGTCAAGTGTGAGGGGGAAGGATGCATCCACTGCCTTCTTGATGTCCTTCTCATCTCGGCGGAGGATGGCTTCCCCCTCGTGGCGGAGTCCCTGTAGAAGGTGCTCTCTCTCGAAAGCATTATGGAGGAAGTCCCAATCCGTGAATGTCATCTCATAGGAATGGACAGCGGCTCGTAGAATGTGACTGAAGGGAAGCTTGAATTGCCGGAGATCCCAATCCTTGACGTACTGCACGAATCTTGGAGGCGGGTACGCTCCGTAGATGTACTCCCAGGCCATCGTGGCTCCGCATTCATTCTGATTGAACCGGCAGAAGTCCATCGAGTGGTCATCTCCCGGGGCCGGATCCTTCTCCGCTGTCTTGTGATGGTCAAGGACAGTCATTTCATCTGACTCTTCGTACAGTTGAATGAGAGTTTCCCTCGGATAGGAGAAGTCAACAATCCGTATCTTCAAAGGTGGGGTTCTGTCCAACTCTGGTGGATCGTCCCCGTACTGGACAGGGATGAACGTTGGCATTGGTTGGTTCTCCTGTCCTCTCATCCTCCGGATGCAGGCTCGATGTCTCCCAAAGATCCAGGCTGCGGTGAATCCGTCCACGTCATCGTGGTAGATTACATACTCCATCTCCGTCACTCCTTATTAGAGAATCGAGGAAGTCCATCTCCCATCCTGTGAGACTCGACTCTCGGTGAGAGCCAGGTTCAGCAGGTCATCGAGGAGGCATTCTTCATCCTGTTTCATGGTATGGCTCGCTTCCGAATTTCAGTTTCCTTCCGTTTTCCAGCTCGCTCACTCGTTGGGGTTTCCTTGGCACAGACGGCTCGCTTCATTTCGTTGGTTTCCTAATCCTACATGGCTCGCTCAACAGCTCCGGTTTCCTTGGGCATTTCAGCTTGCTCAGTTGCTCCAGTTTTCCAGCTCACAACGGCTCGCTGCGTGGTACCAGTTTCCTTGAATCACTTGGCTCGCTCGGCTGTAGTAGTTTTCTCAGGCAGTGCGGCTCGCTTAGTGGCTGAGGTTTTCTTCTGCGTTATAGCTCGCTCCCTTTGTCCGGTTTCCTTTGCACAGCAGGCTCGCTACCGTCTATCAGTTTTCTTCAGGAGCATGGCTCGCTTCGTCACTGCGGTTTCCTTATGATGTCCAGCTCGCTCGGTTGTTTCAGTTTCCTCTTGCGGTCCGGCTCACTTCGGTCTTGCGGTTTCCTTGTGCAGTGCAGCTCGCTTGGAGGTCGGGGTTTTCTAGTTCTGCGGGGCTCACTCCTTCGTCATGCTTCAGACCCAGCTTCGCCTCGGAGTATTCCTTGCTGACCGGCAGGCCCTCGATCCCCCGCCAGGCGATGTGGAGATCCGTGAGGAACCGCTGGATCATGTACCGGCACGCCATCATGTGACGGCGGGCCTTCGAAGTCTTGCGGACCTTCTTTCCTTCCTTGGTCTCGATCATCTCGTCATCCTGGGCAATCCCGTATATGGCGTGGTTCTCCAGGCGGAACTTGTACTCATCGTAGACCCTCCGGTACGGAGAATCGGCCACCCGGAGGAAGCTGGCAGCGAGAACACCCATCAGCTTGCTCTTGAGGAACGGATTGTAAGTGAGCGAGAGCTTCTTCTTCGTCTCACCCTTGGCATCCGTGTACTCGACCTCGACCAGGTGCTCCCGCCTCCGGGAACGGCCCCCGGAGTGTTCCCACCTGTACGTTGCCGCAACCTGGTGGCCCTTGCCACTGAGAACCACGGTCAGCTTTGGTCCGTTCTCATCGAAGGCAATGCTTCCGGGCTCGTACCTCAGTTGTCCATCCTCACTGGAATGAAGCGGACGTTCCGCCGGGATGGCACCGACGATCTCCTTGTAGAGATCCGATTCGAGCTCGGGTATGTTACCAAGCCATTGCCATTCATCCAGCCTCCAACCTCCGACCACGTCCAGGCCTGCATAGGCTCGGAAGGAGGATGGATACTTGGCTTTCTCGATGGAGAGCTCGCTGATGAGTACCCCGGCCATTGCTGGGCCGATGCCCTTGACGTCCTTGAGGTACCCCTCCCAGATGGGAATACCTCTCAATGCCTCGGCCAGATCGGTGAACTGCCGCTTCTCGCTCGTTTCGAGTAGGAGATACTGAGCAACCAGGCAGAACTCCGTGTAGTCACTGATCAGCCCGTCTCCTTTCTCCTCGGCTTCCAGCCGGGATAGGATTTCTTTCCGGTCAGACAGGGAAATTCCATCCGTGATCCGGACATAGGACGCACGGAGATCGTCAAGGATCTCCTTGGCCTTTGACTCAGACTCGTCTTCCTTCGTTCCCGGCTTGATGCCGAGTTTTTGTTTGAAGTTGGCTACGACCCTCCCGCCCGTCTGGATGCGGAGCTTCTGGAGGGCGTATGCCCCTCGGGTCATCGCTCGTATTCGTGGTTCCATTTCCGTTTCTCCCGACCTCTTACTCCTCAAACAGTTCCCGCAGGTGAGCCGCGATCGCCTCGTACTCTCCATCCGATAGCAATCCCCCCTCAACCGTTGCAAGGAGGTCCTCCGGCTCAAAATCCACACCCACTGCGGAAGGAATGGCACGAGCCGGCTTGGCAAAGTAGGCTACGTCGCGTCCACTGCCTTCTCGGTGGAGGAGAATGTCCCTTCCCTTCTTCAAGTCCAAGCAGTTCTTCGGAGCCTTGTCTCCGGTAATGGCCGTGACGAGCTTGCCATGGTCCCGAAACTTGAATTGCCCGACTTTTATGAGGTTGGTCCCCGTCACATTAGGAGCCTCACGGACTATAACGTTCGCCAGCCACCGCTTCTGTTGAACGAACGGGGGCCGACTGTCCTGTTCGAATTCGTCTACGAAGGCACAGATGGGACAACCTTCACCAGGGCATGGAGCAAATCCTTTGCTCTCTCCATCCTCGACGGCATAGTGAACGGGAGCAAATGCAAAGACGTCCTGCACTCCACCATGTTTGAACGGCACGAGACGGATAATGTTGTCCCCCTCAGCGGGACGCCAGAACCTCGATCCCCGTCCCGCCGTCTCCCGTCGCTGTCGGCGGATCCTCTCGTAGACATCCTCGGTCTCTCCGGGATCCTGCGTGCTGCCTCCCCGACCCCGAGCGGCCTTGGGCTTCACCTTCTTCGCAACCTTTCCGCCGCGGCGGATCTTCGACTTCACTGTTTTCTTCAGCTTTCTTGCCATTGGTTCATCTCCTCTGGTGCTCGTCCAACCAGTCCGTCATTGTTACCCAGAGGGCCAGGCCAAGCATCCCCACCATGAGCCCGACAAAGGCTCCGGAGAGAATGCCCGCCGCCATCCGGATGACGTCCATTACCTCTTGCCCCTCTTCCTCTCCTGGATCAGCCTGTCGATGGTGTCAAGTTCCTTTCCTGCATTGTCTTGGAAGAACACGTCCACCGCCGCCTGCACGGCTTCCAACATGGCGTCAGGCGTCTGTCCCTCCGGAATGGGAACCGTCACGCCGACGTCATACCGTTGGCTGTTGAAGTTGGCGGTAAACGTGATGCCCTTTGACACGGTCACCGTTCCTCCCTCCGCGTCCGCCTTTACTTTCCTGCGTACTTTTCTGGCCATCATGTTTCTCCTTATTCAATGGGCTGGTATATCCCGCAACAGAGCTTTCCTCGCTGCCGCAGGCGTGTCCCCGAATCCCGCAAGGCTCTCTTGCAGGTTCACAAAGTCTGGATAGACGGCACACCACTGGTCTCCGTCCCGGAAGATCCGGACACCGTCGGTTTGGCATTCCGCCATGATCGCGTCGGCGGTTGCCAGGGCAAATTCCGCTACACATTGGCCGTAGCGGTTGATGACCTCTTTCAGAGTTCTAAACGAGCCTTCCAAACCCCACGTTCGATCTGTCTCCAACCGCCTAACTTCATCCCTTATGGCGTTCTCTTTCCACCACGCTGAAAGCAGCGGCCCGGCGATCTGGGCGGCGAATGCCTGTCTCAGGTGATTGTCCATTCCTATTTCTCCTTACTCAAAGTGATCCGAAACCTTGATGCTTACCGCCAGGGGAATGTCAGCTTTCAACCCTCCAGCGTACCATCTCTTATCCTTCACGTTGACTCCGAGCATCACCTTCTTCAGCAAGGCGGCAGCCTTCCGTACCTCTCCTCGGGGCGCATCAAGGATGATCGAATCGTGGACCTGCCCGACCAGGAGAGTCTCCATTCCTTCCTCCTGGAGTCTCTGCTCCAGCTCAATCATGGCTATGTACGAGATGAATACCGCGGAGCCCTGGATCGGGGCGTTATATGCTTGTCTCCGTTGATGCTGGTCATTAGGGTCTTCGAGATGCCGGCGAAAGCCTACAGCATTCTCCACGTATCCGACCTCGTTGAGCTGCTTCTCCAGCTCGCGGTGAAAGGCGAGGAGCTGCGGGTAGTTCCGATGCCAGGCCCGGATCAGCTTTAAGCCGATCTTCGTTGGAATCTCGTACTTGCTCTTCAACCCCCACGGAGTTACGCCATAGATGATTCCGAAGTTGATGTTTTTGCCGGTTGGCCGATCACACGGCGTACCGAGCTTGCGGATGCCCGCGGCCGTCAGGGCGTGAACATCCTCTCCTTTTCGGAATGCCTTGAGCATCTTGTCAATGCCGCAATATGCAGCCGTGAAGCGGAGCTCGTGCTGGTCGTAGTCGCCCTGGATGATTCTCCCGCCCTTGAACCGGCTGGTCATTGCCAGCCGTTGAGGACCTCCGCAGTCAACGTTCTGGAGATTCGGCCCCGTCGAGTTGAGCCGGCCCGTCACGGTGGCCGCAATGCCCCACTGCGTATGCAGGTAGCCATCCGCCCTGGATGCCTGGAAGAGCCACGGTTCCAGAACCCTCGACCGCAGGGACTCGGCCACGCGGAGCTCCGCCAACGGCTTGAGCCTCGGCTCCTTCTTCGCCAGCTCGACAAGCACCTCCTTCTTGACCGAGTAGCCGGTCTTCGTTTTCACTGGTGGCGTCAGCTTGAACTTCTTGAAGCAGAGATCCTGCATCTGCTTCACGGATCTGACATTGAGACCGGGAAACCGCTTCTTCACCTCTCTCTTGATCCGGGTGATCTTCCTATCCGTCTCGTCGATGAGTCGTTCGAGCTCGTCGCAATCGACGTGGATTCCCCTTTCCTCCATCCTGGCAAGGAGCTTGCACAAGGGCGACAATATGTTGTCACACAATCTGACCTGTGTCTCATCGAGCCGGCTTCTCTGAAGATGATGGAGATCCCAGGCACACTCGGCGTCCCGGACGTTGTAGTCCAGGAGCTCGTTCAGCGGAGCCGTTGCGAACTCGGGATACGCCTTAACTTTCGTCCAATACGGTTTCTGTTGGAGGACGTGGACGACCTGGTGGTTGAGATTCTTCGGTTGATTCTCGTCGAGGACCCAGGCCTGGATCATTGTGTCGTAGAGGAAAGAAGGATCCTCCGGTACCATTCCGCCATCGTCCTGCATCTTGTGTATCCAGAGTGTCTCAAACTTGGCGTTGTGGGCGATCCTCGGACCCTGCGGCCACCAGGCCGCGAGGCAGGCGGAGATTTCGGCAGCCGTTGGCAGACTCGGGCGGGAATCCTGGTGGAACAAGGGAAAGCCATAGCTGCCCGATGCTGTATGAATGGCTGCACAGAGAACGTGTCCATCCCTTGGATGCAGGCTCGATGTCTCCAGGTCGAAGGCACAGAGCTTTCCAGCGAGTTTCCTCAGCACGCTGCGGGCCTCTTTCTCCGACTCGATCAGCTCGTAGCCTGGCTTGGGTTCTCTTCGGAGAGATGTCTTGATCGTTCCAAACGCCTTCTTCAGCAAGGCCAGGGCCTTGTCAGGCTGGTACAGAGCATGGGCCGGATGGTTCGAGAAGACGAACGTATGTCCATGCCTCAGCTCCGTCTTCCCTGCCATCGAGCCCGGCTTGCCGCGGACGCTGAACGCCCGGTAGGCGTGCTCACCCAGGAGGACGATCAATCTCGGCTTGTGCTTCTCAATCGACTCGGCCCGGTATGCCTGGTACTCGACGAGCTTCTCGTGATCCGGCTTGTTCCGGACACCCAGGAATTCGGGACACACGTTGTCCAGGACACACCGTTTCCCCGGCAGCTCGGCGTCGAGGATCTGCTGGAGAATCCGTCCCGCCGGACCGACAAATGCCTTCCCTTCCTTGGCCTCCTCGGCTCCGGGACTCTCTCCGAAGAAGAGGACATGCGTCCACCTGTCCGAACGTTTCGTATTGACGTATCTTGGCTTGACGAGCATCATGGGGCATTCGCTGTGCCGGACTCATGTAAACCCTGGAGCTGCTCGGCTCGCTCGACCTCCTTGAACTCAAGCTGCTCCTTCTCCTCCCGCAATGCCATGATCTTGTCCTCCAAGACCTCGATCTTCTCCGTCAGCTCGGTGATTGCCCGCTCCTGCTGCTGGCAGAGGTTCCTGAGCTCCGCCAGCTCGCGGAGATCATCGGCGGTCGATCGGAATGGATTGCGGTCATTCATTGTCGAGGACTTCCTTTACAGCATCCGGCAACTTGAGCGGGAACCGTCCGGACTTGCATCCTACGCTCCCTTGCAGTAGGCCCAGTGCGGGCA